TAAAGCTTATGTCGGCCATCTATTGAAAGGTCTGATTGGCCTGTAATAAATGCTTGCCTTTTACCACTTACTAGTGTATAATGGTCACCCTTGACTATCTCTACCTGAGTACCGTCGGGATGGATTTCTGTACTTGTGCCTGTCTTGTGACGGCTGTGTATTCTTTCATTACCAGGTGTGTCGTCATACTCTACAATATGGCCGCTCTCACTCTCAAACACTCGATTATAAGGGTATAGTGTGGCATACGGTATTTCTGGTTGGTCAAAGGTATCTCCATCACTAGCTGCGACATTCGAGCCATCGGCCGCCACTACTGGATTGAAGTCTGCCGTGGCCACTCCTGTAATTCTGGTAGACCTACGAAGCGTCAAACTTAGGTGTGGATTGGTCTCCGAACCCTCCTCCTTGAGATTGACAGCCAATCTGTTCGTATCTACCTCATCTTTGTACTTAGGATAAACACCGTTCGGGTCATAGAAGCCACTCTCTGTATTGGCCAACTCAAAAGGACGGCCAGGTATAGAACCTAATACAACTGGCTCTTGCATTGCCTCACCATCTCTAAAGTAACCAAACACCCATGAACCTTCTACAAGGAAACTAGGAGAATGGCCAAGACCGGATATCGACGCGCCTGTGACAGGCATTATACATTGTGACCACGGTAAGTCAACCGTAGCTAACTCTATCTTATCGGCCGTATGAAGGCCAATACAACGAACACGAACACGGCCAAGGTACTGAGGGTCGAAACGGTCTTCGACCACGCCTGTAAACCAATTAAATCCGTTACGGCCTGCAAAATTTTTGTCTGTAGTCATTTTATTTTTCTCGATATTTGTTTTGTTTTAATACGCTAGCCTTACGCATAAACAGGCCATTTACGAAAAGCTTACGCAAGGCAAACTTCATCTTTCCGACCATACTCAAACCCTTGTTCCTATTAGGTTTTATCTTTGCGTAACTCTCTCTGGCAACTAGCCATGGCATTAATCTACCTAACACGGAATACCTCACAAATCTCTCTATAAAGGCCTTCTTTACCCTTAAAGAAGTAAGCATATTTCAATTGGTAGTATCTATCTATCAGTCTATTCATGTATTCTTCTTTTTAGGTGGCCATATGCACTTATACTTTTGTCTTCATCCTTATCGGATGTACTACATTCACCACAACAATCGTCTGTACCACAATTTATATGTTCGTCTGGTAATGGTTGTGATGGCCATTGAATTGGTTTTATATCGTTCTTACTCATTTCTTTGTTCCTCTATTTAGTGGCCGCTGGTCAACCGGATTCTCTCGGAAAACTCTTAAGCCCTCTCATCTTCTTCGTATAAGTTCACAGCGTCTTTATATTCCGTTAATACTGTGACCTCGTCTAAACCTTGTGGTAAGTCGGTCATGGTACTATCTTTGACCGCTCTTATATTCATTGTATGTTTCTGATTCGGTATATCAAAGCTATGTTTTAATACTAACATTAAATAACGACCACTATAATAAGGGTTTGTTTCTTGTGCCTTATCATGTGCGACTTGTCTTTGTAATGGTAGATTAAATGTGATGATATTCCCTACATTCATTCTTGTTTGACCTGGTACTGATAACAATAGATGATTATTGGCCATCTGAGCTCTTTGCGATACTCTGTTTGGTAGTATATTTTCAGGTGATGTAAACTCGAAATCGTTATGTACGGCCTTGGTGTCCACTAAATTCATTAGTTTTGCCATTGGAAAATCTGATAGATGTTTACCTGTGTCTTCGTAATACGCAAGAGGTTTCATAAACTTGGTATCTGACTTTGCACCGTCATTATGTTCCGTATGGAAATGTTCGCCAAATTGTTCATGGTAATCATAATTAAACTCTGTGATTCTCTTATTGTATATGTCATGCGTAATCAATTTATTGGCAAATAGACCTTTGTTTAATTCTTCTAGTGTGTTTATTACATTTTCAAAAGAATAACTATCTGGTGATTGTAAATCTAAAAGTATATCTTTGTTTTGTTTTGCGTCACGCATATTGGCAGGTTGCATTGCGTATTTTTCTATTGAAGGTCTTGCAACTGTACCTGACATGGCCATCATACTTTCAAATGACCTAAAATTAAACCCTTTTGTTGTTTCGTAAAACAAATATCCTGCGTTCTTGTACTTGTCTGATACTGCCTGTTCGGCAAGAAACTTAATTGTTTTCAATGGTTTAAGATTTGGTATTACATACTTACTATTGGTAGCTGTTGGTTCTGCGTAAAGTTCTTTTCTACTGTCTAGGTATTTCTTATCTTGTACTAATTCATAGACGGCAGCCTCTACAGGACCCTCAAATGCTTTTGATACTCTTGTTGTACTGTTTCTATATGATTCTCTACTGATAAAATGTATTCTATAGATAGATGAACGGCCGGACATACTTGTAGCACCTCTTATCTTTTCAATCTTATAGACATTAAATGTATCGGTAACACCCTCTAGGTATTTAATCTCACTCTGACCTGGCGTAAATACATGAAGCTCTAACTTTTCCATACCTGTGATAGGTAACATGGTTCTAAAATCTACACCATCTGATACATCTACACTTCCAGTTAATACAGGCATAGTAACATCTTCTACCAATGTGATGTTTAACACTTGTGGTAAAATGTTTTGTCTTGTTGCCTTCTCGGAAGTAGGTGATTTACGATAGGATATGATTGTACAGGCCTTTAATCTAAAGTCACCTGCGTAATCTATAATGTTATCTCTGTTGTCTGAAGCTGCCATGTGTCATTATCTTTGTACTAGTCGTTCAAATTCTTCAACAAATTGATTTAGATATGTTTTATCTAATAATTTAATTTGTCTTTTCTGGTCTTGTAATCTTTGTTCGTATTCATAATTAGATACAGATTGTCCATCGGGGTCTGTACTATTTACTTCTATCTTGTGTGAATAGTCACCAGGTCCATCACCATCTTGGTCTCCACTTAATTGTGTTTTCTCATAGTGGTGTATACCACCTGGTTCTGCGTACTTTTGTTTTACATATTCCTCAAATGCACTATCACTTAATGGCCAGTCGTAAAATCTATCTGTAATATCATTCATCAAACAAATGACCCAAAAATAGTCTGTTGTACCAAAATGTTTATATGATATGATTTCTGGTGTATCACCATTCATAACATCATAAGTTGACATAAGAGCCATGTTATCTTTGACACCATCTCTAACTTTCATTCTTCTAAAAATGTCTGTTACAAGAGTTTGGTTGCCATCACCTTTGATATCGTATAGTCTATTAGGAAATGTTTCGAAATACTTTGGCATTAGAAGTTATCCGCTATTTGTTGTTTTGTGAGTATTGTTGTTTCTGTAAATCCAAGTGTTAAAGATACATCTACTGGAGCTGCGCCTTCTTCGTCAAACTGTCTAAATGTTTGAAAGTCGCCACTACCATATTCTACATCAACACTTTTACATACACATCTACTTAATTCATGTAAGTAATTATTCTTTTGGTCGTTATATGCGTAATGTATTTCAAACTCTGATGGTACTCTAAAGTATCTGCCAGCGTTTGCCATATCTAATTCGGGGTGCATATGAAATTTAAAGAATTTAATAATCTTGTTAATGTCTTGTGCTTCATTCATATTTCTTGCAATTAATTTAAATGTGTAACTAAACTCTCTGGCATTAATTTTTTGAAATATTGCCTCACTAAAATTGTTTTGTGCTGTTGCTGTTACTTTACTGATTGCGCCATCTATATCACCAAGACCCATTGTTTCACCAACACCAACTGCCAAATCTCTAGCAGCTGTTAATGCAAAACCACCTAAACCTTTTAATGCTTGATTTAGAGGCCATCATTCTACTAATAGAACCTGCTAACATACCTGCTTTACCTAATTCACTATGACCTGTGTCAGCACTATAACTTGCCTTAATTCCTGGTGGCATGTATAATGAAACTCCACCTGTAACTGTTGTATGTGTTGATAGACCTCCTGTTAATACACTATTTGGTGCCGGTTTACCTATTTGTATATCGCCACCATTTCTGGATTGTTTTAATTTTTTAATCTTACTATATTTTTTTGATTTTGTGCCAGTATAATCCATATCACCAGCATATGTGGTAACATCTTCACTATCAATACTTACACCTATCTTTTTATTAAATTCTGTGTCTTTATCCAATGACTTGTTGTTTGATATAGAATAGAATATAATAAAATGGCCACCATCTACACCTAAATTTCTTGGATACTGTAAACTTGTGAATGCTAATGGGTTACCCACCAGATGTGCTTGACCATCAGAGGCTTTCATCTCTAATGGACTTTTCTTTAATAAGTCAACAGCTGCTTGTTTTGGTACTTTAGATGTACCTTTGCTACCTCCTAAAAAAGAGTTTGCTACTGACATGATTGATGATAGTTTTACCGAACCCATATAAATATCCTTATATCTTTGCTAATATTTATAAAGGATTATGGAGTGAAATGACTAAAACATATAAAGGCATATACAAACCTACCAACCCTAAAAAGTACGCTGGTGACCCTAATAAGATAGTATATCGTTCTAATTGGGAGCGTAGATTCATGGTGTATTGTGATAAAAATGATGATATTACATATTGGGCAAGTGAAGAATTAGCCATACCGTATTATAATCCTGTTACAAAGAAAGTTCATAGATATTTTCCTGACTTTATCATAAAGACCTCAAAAGGCAAGAAGTTTATGATTGAAATTAAACCTGCCAAATATTTAAAACCACCTAAACCTCAAGCAAAAAGAACAAGAAGATTCTTTGGTGAACAAGTAGAGTTTATTAAAAATCAAGCAAAATGGAAAGCTGCGTCTAGTTATTGTGAAGACCAAGGTATGGAGTTTAAGGTGTTTACTGAAAAAGAATTAGGTATATATTAATCAGTTAATGCGTCTGCAACTTTACTATCACTTACGCCTGTACTTTCATCTACAGAATTATGTTGTACACTACTAGTATTATTTACTTGTGTACTTCCGCCCACTACAACACCGCCATTTCCACCTGAACCGTTAGCAGCTGCGGCTGCCTCAGCACTTGCTGAATTGACTTCTCCGCCTGTTGCACCACCAGTTGTAGTTGATTGACCTTTAATTGACTCACCTGTTTTTACAATTGCATAGTGATTTAAACCTTTTGTTTCAAAATATGGTTCGTATTTACCTTGACCCATTTTAGATAGTTCATTAGCATATTCTGTTGCACTCTCAATATCATTACGGCCAAATTTAACAACATCACCACCGGCGTCAACTACTTTTTTCTCAGCGTTCACACCAATTTTAAATTGTCCTGTTTTATCTGCACCTGCACCAGCGCCTTCAGCATTATCTAGTGCTTCTGTATCAGTTGTACCAGTTTCATTGCCGTCAATACCTAAAATCTTGTTCTTCATTGCTGTTGCCTTTGCACCAACAAATGGTAATCCTTCTACTGATTCTAATACACCTACTAATAGACCTTGCATTAATTCTTTTATCTTGTTAAAAGGTGCCAATGCAAATTCAATAATTTTATCTTTGATAGCTGTTACTTTTTCAGCAATACTATCTGTCATATCTTTTAGTTTTTCTGGTATAGTAACCATTACAAAGTCTTTTACTTTAGTAAACAAACCAACAACTTCGTCTTTGATGTTTGTAAACCATGTAGTGATACTATCTTTAATCTCTTGTATTTTTGTAGGTATAGTTTCAGTAAAAAATGTCTTTACACTTGTAAAGATACTGACAATTTTATCTTTCATGTCGGTAAACCAAGTTGTAAGAGATGTTTTAATTTCCTCATACTTCGTAGGTATTGTTACTACAAAGAAATCTTTAATCTGTGTGAATAGACTGGCAATATTTTCTTTGATACCATCAAACCAATCTGTTACAATAGTTTTTACTTCTACATATTTTGTAGGTATTGTTATTACAAAAAAGTCTTTAATCTTTGTAAATAAATCAGAAATGCCTTCTTTAATATTTGTAAACCATGTTGTTACTGTAGTTTTAATTTCTTCAAACTTTGTAGGTATTGTTTCTGTAAAGAATGTTTTTACTTTTTCAAATAAACTAGCAATACCATCTTTGATAGATGTAAACCATTCACCTAATGTAGTCTTAATTTCTTCTATCTTTGTTGGTAATGTAACTGTAAAGAAAGCTACTACTGAATCTTTTAATTCTTTTGCTTTTTCTGGTATTGTTACTGAAAAGAAATCAATAATAGATTGTACACCTGCTTTTAGTTTCTCCCAACCTGTAGTAAGAAACTTCGCAATAGTGCCACCATATTTCTTTAATACTGTTGCAAGGCCTAATAGACCTGCAATCAAACCACCCTTAATTAATAAATCTTTAAAACCACCAAAGGCCGCTTTTGCTTTCTCTTTTCCTTTTTCTAGGAAACCCATTTTCATCTCACCGCCATCATCACCACTCATAATGTCCTCACCGCCACCTGCTTGTGCTAAATCAGCAGCCGCATTTTGGTCAGCGATTTGGTCTTGTTGAATTGATACACTATCACTAAATTTGTCAACCAATGCGTGAATACCATCTCGCATATCTTCGAGTACAACCATCATACTCTCAAATGGATTCATAGGATTAGCAACTGCA